AGAAACTGCAGGACGAGGCCGTGACCCTCGCCAACCGGATTGATGCCGTTCGCGCTGTCGAATCGGAAGATGCCGACAAGATCGCAGAGCGTGATCTGGAACTTGAGACGCTGAATAAGCGCGCTGGCGATCTGGCCAAAAAGGTTGACTTTGAAAAGTCTGTGGTTGAGTCTGCCAAGAATCTCCGCACGGTTGTTGAGCGCTGCACGCCAGCGCCGGAAGCGGTGGAAGAGCGCACTGCGGAAGTGGTGGAAGCGGTGCCGCACAGCGGCAGGCTCCGCGCTTTCGGCAAGGCGGAAGATGCCTATAAGGTGGGCATGTGGCTGCGTGCCAAGAGCGGCGATGCCAACGCCAAGCGGTGGTGTGCGGATCATGGCGTTGAGGCTCGTGCTCTCGGCGGCGCCAGCGGCAGCGGCTCCTATTTCGTGCCGGATATTCTGTCCAGCACGGTGCTGCGTCTGGTTGATCAGTATTCCGCATTCGCTGCGAATGCCACCAACCTGCAGATGCCCAGCGATGTTGTCTTGTTCCCCAAGCGGACTGGCGGCACCACTGGCTACTGGCTTTCGGAAAATGCTGCCATCACTGCCAGCGATCCTTCCGCCAGCCAGGTCACTGTGACTGCCAAGAAGATTGGCGCTGCAGTGACGGTTTCGAGCGAGTTGCTGCAGGACAGCATTGTCAGTATCTCTGACTGGATTGCTGCTGAACTGGCTCTCACGCTTTCCAATGCGATTGAGACGGCTGCTTTTGCTGGCAATCCCAGCAATGCCCCTGCTGTTGCTGGCCTTGTGACGAGCTACACGGGCGGTCTGCTCGCCTCGTCTGCGGCCACCTATGCGGCCTCGCTGGTCACTGCGGCTGGCGATACTCCTGACGAAGTGACCAAGGCCAACCTGCTTGCCATGATGGCAAAGCTGCCCCAGCATTCGCGTGCTGGTGCGAAGTGGTTCTGCAGCCCCTATTTCTTTGCAACGTGCATGCAAGCGTTGGATTTGAATCAGGGTGGGTCGGTTGGCCTGTCGGCTGGCATGGGCCTGACGTTCCTTGGCTCGCCTGTTGTGCTGACCGATCAGCTGCCGTCTGCTGCTGACTCAACTGGCGTTGTGATGGCTCTGTATGGCAACCTTGCCAACTCGTCCATCTACGGCAGCCGCCGTGATCTGGAAATCCAGTCCAGCGACCAGGTCAACTTCCTCTCGGATCAGACTGTGATTCGCGCTACCGCCCGCGTTGGGATTAGCCATCACACGCTGGGCAGCGACACTGTCGCTGGCCCTGTGATCGCGCTGGTTGGTGCGTGAGCCTGACGGCTTGACGCGTCTGCAATCTTGAGGGGGCGGCATCCAATTCGGTTGCCGCCCCCTCTCTGATTTAGGGCCACAATGCTTGTAAAGATCGGCGAGACAGAAGCAGAGATCCGCGTAGAGGCAATCCTTTCCGCCCCGCGTTTTGGGGCAATGTCCAACTTCTTTGCTTGGGCGCAGGCTCTGACTCCGCTTGGCATCAGGCCAACCATCCAGCAAGGTGCCTTCTGGTCACAGGGGCTAACTCGCTGCATGGAGGCATTCATTGACAAGGCAGAGTACCTGCTCTGCATTGACTTTGATTCATTCTTCACGCGTGAAGACGTTGAGCACCTGTTTGCAATGGCTCTTACTTTCCAGTGCGATGCGCTGACGGGCCTGCAGGTAAAGCGTGAGGATGGCAGGCCAATGCTCACGCTGCTTGGCACGCTGGACGATCCGCCGGAATCAGGCACAACCTCGCTGCCGTCTTCATGGTTTGCAGAGCCAGTGCAGGAAGTTGATACGGCGCACTTTGGCTTAACGATCATCAGCACGGCCGCGCTCAAGCGTGCCGCCAAGCCTTGGTTTCTCGAGACTCCCAGCCCAGACGGCACCTATGGTGAGGGCAGGCGAGATTCTGACATCCACTTCTGGGCTAACTGGCGAGCCTCTGGCAATCGCATCTATGTGACTCCGCGCGTATGCGTGGGTCATGGGGAGTACATGGTTAGTTGGCCTGGGCGTGACCTTGGAAAGCCAGTCTTTCAATACGCCACAGATTTCAACGAAAAGCACAGAAGGCCCGAAACTGCATGGAGCGTGCCGCAATGAAGAGAATGAAGCTACTGCGCCCGTACTCAAGCTACCGTGCTGGGCAGGTTGTTGATGTGCCAGGCGGGCTTGCCGCTGACTGGATTGCTCGACAGATCGCAGTTGAAGACAAGCAGGCGCCGCTGATTGAGACAGCATCCGTAGAGCGGCCAGTTGAGACTGCAGACGCAACGCCACGCAGGAGGCGCAGAACGTGAAGTATCGCAGCCTTACACGTACAACGCATCCTGTGGTGGAGCCTGTGAGCGTAGCGGAAGCCAAGGCCCACCTGCGAGTGGATAGCGATGAAGACAACTTCTACATTGCCTCGCTTCTCAGTGCAGCGCGTGAGTGGGTTGAGGTTTACCTAGACCGCACTCTGATCCAGACGCAATGGACTGTGCGCCTTGATGGCTTTCCAATTGATGACATTGAACTACCTCGCCCGCCAATGTCGCAGACGCAGACTGCAGTGGTGATTACTTTCACCTCTGAGGCTGGGTCTGTAGCCACTCTATCCAGCGATCTTTACCGCGTTGACAGGGCTTCTACTCCTGGCGTTGTCAGGCCGCTGCGAACAGGCAACTGGCCTTCGCACATGGATGACGCAAACGCCATTACAATCACTTGGTGGGCTGGCTATGGCGTGGATGGCAGGAGCGTGCCAGCGCCAATCCGCCATGCAATCCTGATGCTTGTTGGCTTCTGGTTTGAAAACAGATCCGCCGTGAATGTTGGCAGCATCAGCAAGCCTTTAGAGTTTGCCGTTGACTCGCTCCTGTCTTCTCAGAAGTGGGGCGGCTACCAGTGATTGACGCAGGCAAGCTACGCGAGCGAGTGACCGTGCAGATCGCCAGCGGCTCCACCAACACGCTTGGCGAAACCGTGCTGGCATGGTCTGACTCGTCTGCTGTATGGGCCAGCGTTGAAGGCGTGAGCGCCCGCGAGGCTCTTCTATCGGGCCAGCAGGACACGACCGTGACGCACAAGGTGCGGCTGCGGTATCTGCCAGGACTGTCGCAGCAGATGCGTTTTGCGTGGCGCGGAAGAACGCTCGAGATAGTGAGCCTGCTAGAGCACGGCAACCGCAGTGAGCATGAAGCGATCTGCGAGGAAAGGCAGTGATGGCAAAGCCAAACGATTCAACGCTCAAGGTTGATATGTATTTCCCAGACATGGCAGAGCTGCGCGCCGAGCTAAAAAAGCTGCCAACCAATCTGGCGGCAAAGCATTTCGGCGCTGCGATGCGAAAGGCTATTCAGCCTGGACTGAGGCAGCTGCGAGCCAATACGCCAAAGGGGCAAATAGGCAACCTGCGCAAGAGCATCAAGACGAAAGTAAAAACCTATCCGCGCACAGGTGCGGCTGTTGGGTTGGTTGGCTATTCGTGGGGCGGGAATAGCTCTGGATACCATCAGGGCTTCATTGAGTTCGGCACGAAAGAGCGAAAGACAAAGAGCCGCTACGCGTCAACATTCCGCAGCAAAACGCCGCAGCGCGCTGGTGGTTTCCAGATCATCAATGCCAAGCGAGGCCGCAACGCTGGAAAGATGGTGACAAACCCAAAGGCGCCCAAGGCTTTCTTTAAGTCTGCAAAGGCTGGCGAGACGGTAAGCCTTGGCAAGATGCCGATTGGCGGCCGCACTGGCGCCGCCCCTGTGAAGACTGCCTTTGCACAGGCACGGCCTGAGATGGAATCGGAACTAAGGATGCAACTGGCCGCGCGAATTGAAAAGGCGTGGGAGGAACTGGCTGGCCGCACCAAACGCGGAATACAGACAACCTACAACGCGTACAGAGAGCAGAAGATCCTAGACAGGCTTTTTGGGGGCTGAAATGAAATCACCAGAAGCCGTCGTGCGTGCCGCGCTTGTCGCCTCTGCGTCTGTCTCCGCGATTGTCGGGAGCCGCATTTACCCGATTCTGGCCCCACAGACTGCGGCCTTGCCTCTCATCATCTGGCGGCGCAGCGGCATTGAGCGGCAGCACTCACTGTCAGGCCCGATTGGCACGCCAACTGTGAGCCTTGAAATGCAGTTGCTGGCAACGACCTACGAACAGGCCAGAGAACTTGCAGACAAAGTGCGTCTCGTTCTGGATGGGTACGGTGGAACTCTGAACAATACAGAAGTGAAGCACGTCTACCTTGATCAAGAGGCAGATGACTTCGTACAGCTTGCGGGAGGTGATTTGCCGCCCGTCTACCAAGTAACGCAGACTTACCAAATCATCTGGCAGGAGACTTAATCAATGGCCGTTACGCCGCACGATGGATCAGGCACGACGTTTAGCTTCAACAGTGTTTCGTACACGGTCACAAACATCGTCTACAACCTGACCGATCCTGCCACCGACGACACAATTGATGTTTCGCACCTTGGCTTGACCGCAGGAGGGGCGATTCTCACGCAGAGCAGGCCGCTCACCGGCTCCGCCACCGACACGGGCCGCGAGGTTGTGATTGAGTATCTTGGCGCTTCGGTCATTGCTGACGCCTCCACTGGCGCAATCTCGATTCAGTCTGGTGGCTCTACAATTGTTTCAAAGAACGCCACCGTTGTCTCGTCGAGCGTGACGTTTGCGACAAACGATGTTGTAAAAGGCACTGCGACTTTCAAGGTCGCTCGATAGCCTGACGGGGGAACCGTCATGGCTACCAACTGTGCTGGCGTAACCGTTACTTGGGACGGCACGTCACTTGAAGAGGTTATAGACCTCAAGGTCATCAACGGCGGATCGTTGCCGCTTGGGCGTGCCAGCACCTATTCAGTTGACGCGGGCAGTATAGAGATAGTGTGCCTGTCATCTGCAGCGATTGGCTCAGGCCAGCAAGGCCGCAAGGCCACGCTGGCAATCACTGGTGGCGGAATGGCATTCACTGCTAAGGCCGTCTGCCAGACGCTGCAGCTGGTCGGCAAGGTGAACGACGTTGCGCGTTATAGCGCCAGCTTCAAGATAATGAAGGAGTAGATGTGGCACTGACAGCAGAGCAGATTTTGGCCGCTGATGATCTTGGCTTGCTCAAGGTCAAAGTCAAAGAGTGGGGCGGCGATGTGTTTGTACGAATCATGAGCGTAGGCGAGCGAGACGCTTATGAGCGCATGTGGATCGGCAAGCGAGACAGCGGCGTTGAAAACTTCCGCACAGAGTACCTGGCACGCGTGCTGTGCGATGACAAGGGATCGCTACTGTTTACTGGCGAGCAGGTTGCTGGCCTCGCCAAGAAGTCTGGCGCTGTGATGGGGCGCCTGTTTGATGCAGCGATAAAGCATAACAACATGAGCGAGGAGGATGTGGAGCAGCTGGGAAAAGGCTGAGTGTCTCGCCAACGCGAAGGTTCATGTTCGCGCTTGCGGGGCATCTAGGCATGACTGTGCGCGAGTTGTCTAGGCGCATGGATTCTGCCGAGCTTGCCGAGTGGATGGCGTTTGCTCGCTACTACCAGGCACTTCCTGACCCTTGGCGGCAGACAGGGCTGCTTGTCAGT